TAATTTTATTATACGTAAATACACTGTTTAACAAGGCTGCATCAACAACCGGTGTCTCAGTGTAACGTGCTTTCCAACTTGCTTCCTTGTTGGTATTGACCAATTGTGTTACTCTACCAAAGTCTCCTGAACTATCATTAAGGTCATCATTTGGAGCACCAACTAATAAAACTCCATCAACATAAGATACTGCTGATCCAAACTTGTCTAAACTAGTAAGTGTTGTATCATAAACCTGTTGTCCATAAACAAACTTACCTGGATTGGTTGCACTTGGATTGGCTGCATTCAAGTAATCATATGTAAACGCTACACCTGATTCAGCTAATGGGTCTAATAAATTTGTTGAACCTGAATCAAAATATGTTGTGCTGGTATCAAAAGTTGTTGGCAAATATGCAGTTGCATCAGGAGCACCAACAACCAGTGTGGTTGCATCATTGCTGATGTTCAAACTTGTTCCAAAGTGTGCATAAGTCTGTGGTTCTGGTGCAGTAATTGTTTGAGAATATATCCAAGGTGTCAAACCAAGATCTACAAATGCTGTTCCTGTTCCAGGTGCTACTTGTAATTTTATAAACTGCTCACCAGCTGAAACATCAATTAGATTAATCTGCAATGCTCCACCTACACTGGACGCAGTAATGTTTGGTATATTAGCAGTTGTAATATCTGTAACTAAACTTGCAACAGTGGTGCCAGTGAGTGTCACATAATAATTGTTAATTCTAATAGTATCTGTTGCAGTTAAAACTGGATTTGTTACAGTTCCAGTGATAGTTCCAAACAATCTACTTTGATTGATCCAACGCTCAACACTTCCTGCTTCAGTTTGTACAACACTATCGTTAGGCATAGCAATATATGCACTACAGTTTGTTGAACACAGATCTACTGCTCTACCAAAGAAGTAGTTTCCGCCATTTAATGCACTATTAAATTGTTGTAAGGTAGAGAAACTGTTTGTTTCAACTTCAATTATATCACCAACTGTGAGTGTTACCGGATTAAGCGTTGTACCAATTGTAATTACGCTTCCTACAACGCTAAACTGAGCATCGTTTGCATTACCAGTTGGTACCAAGTAGGTTCCGTTTAGTGTAACTGTAACTGGAGCAGTTGGAGAGATACTGGTTGTGTATGCAACAGTTGCGGCATTTGAGACTTGAAACCTTTGTACACTTCTATCTATTATGTAACTTTCGCCTGCAAAATTATTTGTACCAATTGTAGCATCTGGTGTACCAACTAGTATTTGTCTACCGTCTGTTGTGGTTGAAATATCATAACCAAATTGATCACTTGCTCCTAATCCTGTTGCAGTAAAGGTGTTTACAAAGTCCCAATGTGTTTTTGCATTAATAGTAAGTGAACCAGTGCTAATAGCTGATCCCAACACAATATCAGTTCCTACTATAGAATAATCAAAGAATGGACGCAATAGTTTACTGTCGTTAACCACAGTCATCGAATATATGTCACTGGCAGTGAACAACGTACTAAAACTAAAGTTGGTTGTTGATATAGTAGGGAAGTAGGTTTGACTCTGTCTTCGAATTATTACAATATCGTCATTTTCATTTGGTGGTGTAGTAAAATTAACCTGTTGTAATCCTGCAGACACTGATACAGTATAATCTGATCCAGCAGTTTGAGCTACATTATTCCTGGTAACTGCAATTTGTGTTTGAGCAGTTGCAACACTTGCTGAAACTTGTATTGTTGGTTGTATTACAAAATTACTATTAGATCCGTCACCTGTAAATTCCAAACGTTGAGCTTGCACATCAATTTTGTTGTATGCATATACCTTGTTGTCTGCTGGTGCACTGATGTACATCCAACGTTCATCATCACTAACAGCAACACTATATCCAAATTGGTCTACGTCGTTTGTTCCTGTATTAAAGTTTTGATAGAGTGCAAAACTTCCGTCTGATGCAGTTCTATTGATTGCAGTTGCATAACCTTTATTACTGTCTGATGCTGGTGCACCAACAATTGCCCATTCGGTGTTACCTGCATCACTACTAAATCCAAATCCAGAAAATGATAAAGATGCATCTGGTGAAAGAATTGTTTTTTCTAAATAGGTGCCTGTGTCATTTTTATTAAAAGCATACACACCGCCTCTTGAACTTGCATAACCTGTTGCACCTACCAGTAACCCTTGATTGTTTAAACCTTGTGCAATAGTTGTTCCAAAAAGATCATTTATTATCGGCAATGTAGCTTGAATTTCTGTAGCAGTTCCAAATGGATTTTGCTTTTGTAAGACAGTCCAATTGCCTGATCCATTGTTGTCAACCCAAACTTGATTACCTGTTGTTAAACTTGTTGAAAAACTTAACTCTGGTATATCACTTGGTTGTGCAACTCTCACACTTTCAAGTGTGAAACATCTGCCATCACCATTTGTAATTGTTGTGGTATCTCCTGGGAGGCTGAGTAATACTGTAAGTGTTTTTAATCCGGGAACAGTTTGAACAATATATGCACCGTCAACATCTGTGTTAAAAAATTTAATTATCAAGCGTTGCCCAATAATCAATCCATGTGGTACATCAAATGTAAACGTAGACGTTCCATTTAGGTTATCAAGCACAGTAGTTAAAGTTGAGCGTACAAGATTGACTCTGTAAATATTCCAGTCATAACTGTTTGCTTTGGCTACCCAGATATTTGTTCCAACAACTATGTTATCAAGATCGTTCACTACATTGGTTAGATCATCATAATCAAAAACCTTAAGTTGAACGTCATCGTAGTTTACATAACCAGCAGTTGGTAAGCCAAGGTCTTCTGGAATAGCATTTATTGTAGGTAGAATATTGTTGTTTATTATATTATAGCTTTGTTTATAGATATTGTCAACCAAAACTGTTTGTTGTGCTTGACTAACCTCTTGCGGATTTATAACTGCAATAGTGCTTGGATTACTCAACAACTTGCTTTCGTCTAGTTGTAATTCAAAATAACTTCTATTTGCATTAGCGCCGTATAATCCTCTTTGTATAGCCCAATTTTCAAATATATCATATTGTGCTTCTTCTTTGCCAAGATTTGCACTTGTAAAGGTTTTAGCCGCAGTAATTGTTCCTTTTGTTGCTAAGAAACTAGAATACAATCCTGCTTGTGATATGTCATCTAAGTTTAGATTTTGCATATATTGCCTTGGACGAAAACCTATTAGTCCTAGTCCTAATAGTGTTGCATCGCCTTCGAGGTTAGCAGTTTGTATATCATAGTTGTCTTGTAGTTCGTCTGCTTTAGTCGCTAAGTTTGGCAATAGTCCTTTTTGTATTCTATTGTAATCACTTTTTGTCCAATCTGCAAATACAAATGTTTCACTAGGCGGAAGTAATGTAGTTGCACTCCAATAAGAATTCTTGTATTCTATAATCTGACCTTTGGTGTAGGAAACGTTAGGTTCCCACTCTTTGATATTATCTTGGTTAAGTATAAAACCTTGAGCGTCTAATGTGCCATTCCAGTCATATACAGTAAATCCATTTATCAACAATCTATTTTGTCTAGCACCGGTTACTGGTTGGTACATCAAGTCGTTAAAAATACTGGTATTGTCAAAAACAATTATGTGTTCGTAAGATGTAAATCTGGCAAGAAGGTAACTGAAAGCGTTACTGTTTAATCCAATCAGCTTCAATTCATTATCTAGTCTTTCAACTGCATAGTCTTCAGCAAACACTGGTTGAAAGTTTTGATTAAGAAGTATATCATTGATATTTTCATTTGCTAAACTTTCAACTACACTGAAAGGTTGACTTAATTTTAAAACATTTGCTGCTGGGTTAAGGTTTAATACACTACCAACAGTCCAAGACTGTCCTACCCAGTATATAAACTCTTGAGCCATCTGTGTCCAGTTAATTATTAAATCATTCTCTGTACTATCAAAAGTCAAACCTTGTCTCTCTAAAAGTGTCCCATAACTTACCAAAAAGTCAACAACTGCACTTTGACTTGTAAACTCATAGCCATAAGGCACTTGAATCACGTCATTGCTAAATGTTTGTGGCACACGTGCAGTAAATCCATTAACTGTAAAAGTTGAGAACGTTCCGGCAGCGGTACTTTTTAAGATGTTAAAATACGGTTTTGCAGTTGAATATCCTGCGACACTCCAACCGCTAACCGTTCTTTGTACTATTACTGCTGAATACTGTATTTCATTGAAACTTGGGTTTTTGTATAGTGAAAGTTGATAACTTTCATCTGGTAATAACAGACTAGCATTTAAACTATTTGGTGATGACTTTTCAGAAAATATTTTTAAATATCCTTGGTCACTAAATGCTGCCATTCTGTAACACAAACGTATGTCAAGATTTGCTAGTCTGTTTGTAAGCAGAGTTGTACTATCTAATCCAGAGACTCGATTGTAGTCAACGATCATGTTGATGTAACTATTTTTTGCAACTCCATCACCATAGATCTGGAGTTCAGTTGCATTTATTCTATATCTTTTGTTATACAACCATTGTTTAACACTAGTATCGTATTTCCATAAATCTCTATCAGCAAACCAACTGAAGTATTTTGCTGGCTTTGTTAATGCAAGTAATCTTTGTATTGCAAAAGGATAATAACTGCTTCGTCTCCAAGCAGTTTGTGTAGGAGCATAATCTCCTGCTACCCACGACTTTTTAAAACTGTTTATATCATAATTTCCAACAATGCTAACCATTGGATCAACCAAGTTGCCTTGAGAATCAGTTGGCAAACATTCTAAAAGTTGTGGACGTACATATTGTGTTCTGATTACATCACCGGTTGGATAAGCAATCTTGCCATCTGCCATATCTTGCCATAGTACTGTGTTACCACTGGTATATGGTGCAGGTCCATATGTTATATTCCACCATGTTGGCTTTATGCTTAGTCCAACCATTTCCCATGGACGTGTATCAGGAGCATCTGTATCGTAAAGTTGGAAATAAATTCCTCTCCAGAATCCTAGTAACGGAAGGTTATCTAACCTGTTGGCACTTTGACTATAGTTCCAGGTAAATCCGTTGTTGGCATCATAGGTCTGATCTTTAAAAGGTACCCTCTGCGTTCCTACCCAAGACAGAAAACTTATATTTAAAATATTATTAATTTCTGTAAGTGTATAGTCTGTAGTTCTAAACTGTCCAGGAATAACATCAACTGCTTGTATTGGTGGAAAATACTTTTCTGTTGCAGTCAATTTGATGTTGTTAAAACATCTTTTTTCAAATTCTAATAATACACCATTTCTATAATCGCCTGCTTCAAATGCAACTGTTAAACTACCATCATGTCCTTGTATTACATTTGTTGGAGTTACATAGGTATTGTCTAAAAACATCTGTGGCTTATAAACTTGATACAATCCTAGCATACTCGGACTTGCTGGAATATAACTTCCGTAAGTAGCCGCGTACTCGTTTATAGTAATAATATCGCCAATTGCCAGTGTGATATTTTCAATGTTGATTGTAATTCTTGGACCATCTGTTGCAACTGTATATTCGTCTCCATCGCCAACAAGTTGTGTCTGTACTCCTGTTGCTTTTGGAGTTAGATATACCAATAATCCTTTATAGTTTGCACTAGTAAAATCATAACTGTAAAGTGTATCAAATGTGTATGTAGTAATTGGACTGACTGTGTATGTAGTTGTTTCAAAAACAGTTCCACTCGGAATAGCATCACTCCAGTAAAAAGAAGTAAGAGAAGTTTTTCCTGCATTTACTGCAATAAGTGTTTCATCGAGTATTTGTGCTGATGTCTTTGATTCCCAATCATTGTTTGCAACATAATCTAAAATTTTATTTTTAGTTTTATTGTATTCTGATGCATTAAAATCTAATGCACGAAAATATTCAAACTGTCTTTCGTTTATAAAAGGAGTAGTAAGTGTTAGTGGTGCACTGTGCTGAAGTATAAGATCACCATAAGGGACAACATTTCCCAAATCATGTATGTTGTTTGCACCGTGTATTTTACCAGAGAAGTCTTCTAAGTTCTGACAGATACTTTCGTAATGTGTCCTAACAGTACCAAGCGTAAAACTTGCACTATTTTCATTCATAGCGTTGGATTCTAAGTTATCAGGAATAGTATAAAATGCAATACTACTTGCACTATCGCTTATTACCTGAATCTCTACAACCGCACCAACTTCAGGAACAGTGTCAGGCTGACCAACAACATTTGCATTAAAGGTAATTTGTGTAACACCAGCAGTGTTTGTTGTATATGTGTATGTGTTTGGAAGAACAAATTGTCCTTCAACAAAGACTTTTACAGGAACAAGACTAGTGTTGCTTATTACTTTAACATCAAGGACTAACGAATCACCAGCAAAATCAAAACTAAAACTTTGTCGTTGAACAGATGTTGTAAAACTAGTCTGCCATCCAATCAGTTTGTCAAATGTACTGATAGTCTTATACTGTCTTACAAAGCCTTTGTCTATGTTTTCTGTTTTACTTACAGTGCCACTAACATAGACGAATTTATCTACATATAGGTTGTTATCAAATACAATATCCCCAACATTTGCAATTGTAAGGTATTTTAAAGGTTGTTCAATTATGCTGTCAGTGATACCAGTTCCAATAGCATAACTGAATATCTTTGTACCTGTAAATGTGCTTGACGGATATACTACTTCATCGCTTAAACTATATCCACTTGCATCAAAAATGTCAAATAATGGTGCTTGATTTGTATCAGTTTTTTGTTGTGCAGATACCCATGTTGTGCTGTTGAACCAATATGCTTTTCCTTGTTCTGTTTGCCCAGATAATACTACCACAGTAGTGTTAGTTGCTACATCAGGTTGAGTTAGACTTGCAGGTTGCAGATCAATTATTTCACCTGCTCCAAGATCAACAAATGTTACAGTGTAGATTTTATTTCTAACTTCTGGATCAAGGTCAGCATTGAATATTACTCTTGATCCGTCTACAAGACTATAACCATCTACTGCATAACCAGCAGTACCGTTTATGTTTGAAAGTGCATCAGTTTCTGCAAAGTCAATAATATCAACCGGAGTGGTTGCAATTGTGCCATAATTGAACAGTTTAAGACTTTTTCTAAATTCTACAATTGGACGTTTTGCTCTTGCATTGTTATCAATTGCTAAAATTGTATTATTGTATGTTGCAGTTGCAGTTAATATATCAATATGAAACCATCTATTACCTCGACACCATGCGTTCAAATCAATACAAGCTCTATTCATAAGCATATAGTCTTGCACTGTTGGGGCATCTGAAGTAGCATCAAATCCACCTTCGTCAAAAGATGTACTATCAAAAGGCACAGTCTTTGATTTAGTATAAGTTTCTGGTGTGACAAAATTTGTTACAGGAAGTAGTTCAATTGCAGTACCCACTCCTTCTACATAATATTCTATGTTTGCATATGATGCTGGAACAACAGATCCAATAAAATTTACTTTTAATCCGTTTGCAAATACCACACCGTTTGGTGATGTGTAGTTTGGTTTTCCAATAATATCATTTACGTTTAAATCTTCACTATTAGCTTGATCAACAACTCTTATTACACCAAAATTAAGTTCGTCACTGGCATCTTGATAATAAAGTATATCAAGGTTAGCAGTAATAAGAGGCTGGCGTTGAAAGTCACCTTCTGCATCTTTGTACATAGTTGAACCAGCATACTCAGTTCCATATTGTATTGCAGTTTTACTTAGGTTTGCAATATCTTGAGTTTTTGTGAGTTCTATAAACGGACGAAGTGGATTGGCATAGTTAAAATTTATCCTCCACTGTACATAACGCTCTGGATTTGTTGAGATTGCAACACTGTTGTCAAATGCCGCATTTGGTATTCCTGGATCGTCCTGATCAAAAAGTGTGTCGTCAAAAGGTGTAAAATTTTCCCAACCCAAATCAGTCTCAGTGGTTATTAGAAGTGTTCTATTTTGTAAATCTGTAATGCCATCTATTCCACCATTTGCCGCTAAGAATACATCAACAAATTGGTTGTTTATATCGCTAAACTTCAGTGTATCTTCAACTAAGTCAGTTGCACCAATATCAGCAAGTGTAAAGAAAAAGTTCTGTGCAGTTTTTGCAGGAACATTGAATACCACGTTGCCAACATCGTCTCCATTGTTACTGACACCAAGCACGTCTCTTGAACTTTGATTTGCCTGTTGTGGCAACACACCAGAAGTTCCTGGAACACTTTGTATCCAAAAATTTCTACCACCTGTGTTCACATCAAATACGTAATTTCCTTCTCGCACCAATGTTAGTGTCGGAAGACTCCCTGCTTCGCCTGAAAAATTGTAACCATCGTCGTATGTAACATCAAATGTATCTGTTAATGGAACTCCATTCGAAAATACATCTACACTGTTTGGTCCTGCTGGTACCCAATAGTACTGGCCAAAATTAACAAACTTGTCAAAATCAACCATTGGATCAAAACTATAATGTTCACTTTGTAAGAGTCTATCATCACGTGTTACATTTGCTCCTTGCATCTGTAAACTATCAATGATTCCAGGATATGTAATTGCATTCTCAACAGTACTTGTGTCTGTTTTTAGTTGTACAACTCCAGGCTCTAGTTGGTAATCAGTTCTTGTTTGTGTTGGCTCAAGAACATAACTGTCTGATGCAGTTACTCCAGGGCCAATCTTGCGTCCAATATAACCTTCAGTAGGTTTTAACTTGGGATTTTGTGTTAACTGGTCAAGAGTACTTCTTAGAAGTTGTTTGTTTGCTGGAGTTTGAAAGATTTCTGGTAAAAAATCTTCAGAGCGTATACGCTTAGCCATAGTTTATACTACTCCACTGTTTGATGCAGTTCTAAGTTGACTACTGGTTAATGCATCTATAACTTCTACATCATTCACAGTTGCCGCATTAGTAAATATTTCATTTGACTGTGAACGTATCTCATACAAATCTCCAAAAGATTTAAGAGGATTTGTTGGAACAAGTACAACAGTACTAATTATACTTCCGAGTTGTTCATGCAAGTAACTACTTAATTCACTAAAGAAGAAAGTATCACCAAAGTCCCAATTGTCAATAGTAAAGTATTGATTGATTGCATTTATCACTTGACTTTTTATTTCACTTGTGCTAACTGTACTAGTTGCGTTCTTTACACATTTAATTGTTGCTCTAAGTTCAGTTGCTGCTTTTGTGCCAAATAAAGGTTTAAACGTCAAACTGTTTAGTATAATATTATCACTGATCATCTTGTATTGATCAAGTGTGCTATACGCAGTAGTAAGTTCTTCAATTGTTGGTTGAGCTGGTTTAGGCACTGTTCCAGTTGTATCTCGAATGTAGTTTTGATATGCAGTATAATATGCTTGGGTAAGCAAAAATATATCAATTATGTTGGTTGTACCTGGATCAATACGTCTGCTCAATGGAGCATTGTGTCTATACTGAAAGTTCAAGTCTTGTCTACCAACAAATGTCTGATAACCACTTACTTCAGAAATAGTTCTTACACCATCATATGCAACTGTTAGTTTGTAAAACTTTTTATCTGTGTATGCATAGAAAACCTGTGCATCATTATATTCACTTTTAACTAATTCAATAGCATCTTTGGTTGCAAGTGTGCCGTTTACTATGCCGCTTGCTAGAGGAATATATCTTTCTAGGTTATCAAAATCAATTGTTTGTTGTAGATAGATTCTTTTGCTATTTGGATTTGTGTCCGGTGCAACCAATGTTTCAAAATAATCTGGATTATCCGGAACCCCGTCGTTGTCTGAATCTTTGTATGAAATCCTTACTCTAAAATCGTCAATGAAACCATCAGATTCAACCGGTTGCCCAATAATATCTAGTATCTCATCACTGTTTAAAGGTGTGCTTGTATCTGGGGCATTGTTTGTTTTTAAAACATTGATAAAATCGTTTATTACTTTTCCAGTTTTTGGATCATAAACTTTCTGTGTTCCATCATAAAAGAAACGAGTCTCTAGTACACTTGCCCAATACCTGTCTAAACTTCTTGAACTGACAGTATAGGTTACACCATCTGTTTGAAAGTCAACTAACCACGAGTTATCCAAGCCTGTTCCGCTTGTGTTCTGTGCATTTCCTAAACTAAAAGTAACACTGCTATCTAAGTTGGTTGAAGTAATCACATACCAAACTTGGTTTAGGTTATCATATCCAAGTCCAAAGTTTCTGTAAAGTTCAATATTGTTTCTCATGACAGTTTCAATGGCAGTTGGTAAATCTGTAACAAAGTTTACAATTACTTGTGTTGGCACTGCAAGTGATGGGATAAAATTGTTTAATGTCACTGGTCCTGTTCCATCAGCATTGTTTCCAACGCCAAAGTTTGTGCCATCAAGTTCTAGTGCAGTAACAGTTGCCCATAGTTCAGTTTTATCACCAGGAAGTGTTGCAGATCCTACCTTGAGTCTATTAAGATTATTAAAGACATAACCAGCTGGTGGAACAAACTTAATTAACCCACCTTGTGCAATATATTTTTTGTTATCAGACGCTTGCGGACCAACCGGTGCTGGTGCACCACTTGCAACAAATTTAAAAAACCCTGTAGTTTCGTTGTTTGATGTTGTACTTTGCGACCATTCTAAATTCAGTGTTGTTAGACTTGGACGAAGGAAGTTTTCATAGTAAAACTCCTGCATTCCTCTACTGGAAAGCACAGGCTCTACTTGGTTTATAATAACATCTGTGATGTCATTTTGATCAATAAATGTAAATGTAAAACTAGGTACTTCTGTATTTTCGTATACCATTCCATCAGATGCAAACACGTTGGTACTTGAATATTTTCCAGTGATGTCAACTAAATCCAAGTATCTACTAGTACCAATTGAGCTGCGATTAACTGCCTTAGACTTGATTATAGTTGAATATAGTGTATATGGAAAATTGTTGTAGTCTTCGCCATTAACCATTCTGTTTTGCGTGTAATATCTTGCTGGTGCTCTTTGCTTGATATCGTTAATATTTTCTCTACTGGCAGCATTGCTAACAGGTTGTGTCAATGCACAGGTAAGAGTGAGTGTTTCGTTTCTTCCAGTTTTTGAAACATAACCAATACTAAGAGTAACATTTTGCATTTCGTCTGGGTTGATGATATAGTTCAAACCATTAGATGAACGCACATAAGTTCTGAAAGTGCCAACTGGAATACTGCTAAACACTCCGTCACCAAAGTTCAAATTAATTTGATCATTTGTTCTTGAAGTAATAGTAAAATACCTGCGTTGTTCTGGAGTTAGCTCTTCGGTGGAACCTGCATAGATATTTTCAACCTTTTTCCACTCGCTTTGAATTATGTTCTGTGCATTCAGTTGGTATAGCCATGTATCTTCGTTGTTGATTCCTTCAATGTTGACATTAACAACTCTGTTGCTTATTCTTTCACCAAGATTAAACTGTTGATCTTGTAAACTACCTTGTTTGAAGTAAAAAAAGTAACCAGTGTTTGCACTAGCGTAACCTTGTTTATCGTTTCTATATAGTATATTCAGAGCGCCGTTTGGTGCTGGTGCTGGTTCATACAAATATGTTTCATCTAAACTTGTTGCACTCACTGCTTCAAATGTCATGTTAGTTCCATTTACAATTTGACTAAATGGTATAACTGGTAAAAATCCCTGTATTAAATTTAATGTGTATTCATCTGTTTGCACACCGAGTAATGTTTGGCTATTACCCGGACGCCCAAATCTTTGGCTTCCGTTTAATGCCGCATTAACAATCACTGTAAACTGTTCTAGCCAATTTGCATTTGTTGTATCGTTCCAGTTAACTGTGATATTTGAAAGGTTTACACCAGTAAAGTCAATTACACCTTCTGTAGTGCTTATACTTTGTACTTTGATAAAACCTTGTGCCGCCGTATTTCGTTTTGGAGTATAACTTACTAGTTCAGCAAGACGTACTACACTGTCTCGTCTTTCAGCAGTATCAATGAAGTTTTCTCTAGTGTTTAAATCGTTACGGAAACTACCTGCTTGTCCCATAAACGCCATAACATCTAGCAGAGCAATAAACTCACTTGATTCAATATAGTCGTTAAAACTTTCAGGATAGTATAAACGAATGTAGTCTATAAAGCTCTTGCGAAGTGTTTCAAAGTCATAACTCTGAAAGTCTGCTTCACGATATGTTTGGTAGATTCTTTTCCAATCTTCAACACCAAATATGCTGGTTTGTCTTGTAGTTTTAGCCATGTGTATCTATCCTTACCTTGTATTTATGAACAAAATAAACTGGGTAGTTTATACTACACGTCTGAGTAAGCGGCTCGCATTGTTTCATTATTAAAGAATATGTTTAGAAGTTCGCCTTGTTGCCCACTTACTGTGTCAACTTCAAGTTCAATTAGGATTCCGTTTTCTTGTGGATAAACATTTACATCTGCCACTTGTATTCTTGGGTCTTGTGCAACCACACGTTGTATTTCTTTAATGATTGCTTTGTTTGTTGGTTCCCCTTGTGGTTCAAAAATAAGTGTGAACATTGTTGTACCCACATTAGGACGCCCTGGCATTTCACCTTGACGTATAGTCAATGCATTCAATAGATCACGCTTGATCAAGTCAAAGTCTGTGACTGTATAGTTTTTGTACTGATTAATTGTACTATATCCGGTGAACGTTGCCATACTGTATTTAGTGTCCTAAATTAGGTGCTTATTACACCATTGACTTTTTTGCTTGCAACAACGGTCTCTAATGCAGTATCAATTGATGTACGAACAGTTGTGCCAACCACTCCTCCACTACCAGTAGAAAATCCTTGTATCTCGTTGCTGAGCTTTTGTTGTGCTAGTTGTATAGAATACTGTCCGCCTCTAACCAATTCACTCATTTGGTTACTGGTTATAGGAGAACTGTTTGCTCCAGCAAATGTTTCGCCAAGTGTTGAGGCTCCGTCCTGCCATTTTTTCACTGCATCTACACCAAATTTACTTGCTCCGCTGATAAGTCCACCAAGCGATGCTTCGTCTTCAAGTCCAGTTACTATTCCTGCATTTTGCAGTTCACCTAAGCCCTTGTTGAATAAATCAGTTTTAGTAATATCTTGCAGTGCTTCGTTGTTTAGGAAATCACTTACTCCATTGATTCCTTGAGAACCAGTCCACACACTGGCACTGCTTAGAACAGTGTTTAGATCAGCAGTAGCATCTTTGAGAAAGAACTCAGCAGTACCTGGTTTAAGTAATCCGCCTTTTTCTAATTCTGTTGCACTGAATCCAAACTTGCCAACACCAAAATCATTTGAAATTTCATTAGAGGCTTGTGCCACAAGTTTACTTGATTGAGCTACCATACTTGTAACTTTTTCAGGTGGTATCTTGCCAACGTTTGTAGTTGCCTGAGCTTGTGTTTCGTAGTCTGATTCGGTTACAGTATCAATTTCTGTTGATTCTGCTTTGGTAACTGCTTCTTGTGTTTTAGGATCAAGTGGTACTTGTTCAGCAGGCGATTCTAAACTGGTACTGGTGTTTACGCCAGTTCCTCTGTTCGCATAAGGTTCGTGCGTTGGTGCTCGAGTCACAATAGTTTCAATTGCACCCGGATCCGTTATCCAACCTTGTTGAGGTTCAAATTTTGTATCTGCTAGACGTAGTTTTGGAATATCAACTGTTTTACTAACTGGTGGTGCTGAACCACTGTTTAACTTTATACAACCTGCTTCTAAGGATAAGCCGGTACCGGCGCCCCATCCTCCGGTTCTACTGTTTAAATTCAGTGCACCATCGCTTTTTATTCCCACTGAGCTTTTGCTATACGCCAAGATACTATTTGTTCCAGTGAGACTTAGACTACCAGTTTCCAAACTCATAGCACGTTTCGCAAAAATATTTACACTGCCAAGTTCGCTTGCTATATTGATATTACGATCAGCATGCATGTTAAGTTCACCAGCACTTCTAATATTCAAACTGTTTGAAGCATATAGATCGATTGTTCCTTCGTTACCTAGTTCAATCCAAGTCTGCCCATTTGCATGCATTATATGTATAGTTTGTTTGCCCACAGTATCGTTCATCATTATTTGATGACCGGTACTTGTTCTTATTCTTGTTAGATTATCTTCACCTGCTAGATCACCATCATCCATTACGATACTGTGGCCACCTTTACGTGCAATTACTGTTGTTTCATTTGCCTGTAGCGTACTGCTTGCTACCTTGGCAGCGATCTGTGCATCAGTTAGTCCACCTTGATATACAGGTCTTCCGGCAGTGCTTATTCCAAATACAGTACTAGGAGATTCTCTTTGACTGTTTGAACTTATTGGTCCAATAAGAGGATCTGCTATAACACCTTGTGACAACATCTGTCCTGCTAGTACACTGTGTACTGGCTTTATTTCATCAAAGAATCTTGGATTTTCTGCTATTGCATCATTGGCATTGTTTATTTCAACCACTGGTAATTTTGCTTTGTTTGCAAATAGAGGTGAACCACTATCGTCAATGTACTTTTTACTACTACCAATTGCTGGAACCATATGATTTAGACCAGGAGATATTGGCATACCTAAGTAGTATCCTTCGTTTGGATCTCCATTTGCAAAGAAACAAATTACTTTGGTTCCAAGATCAGGTGGTGTGCCAAAGAATCCATACGCATGGTTGTTACCAGTAAAACTTCCTGGACCAGTTGTTTGTTGGGCACTCTGTTGTGTGTAGCCGTAATAAGGAGAAATATAACTTACTGTACGCCATAGATCTGTGTTGTTTTTATCGTCTCCAGAAATATACTCAATATAAACTTGTAACCTGCCAGATCTAGTAGGATCAATGTTATTAGTTACTTCACCAATAAACGGTCCTGATTCAGCTGGTGTCCCGCCTTTTGTAGTTTTATAGGCTTTAGGTGTGCCTTTACTTCTTTGATAATTTTCTGACATTAATTTTCCTTATTTAAAAGCAGAACTTGCGTTTGTACCGCCACCTTGAAATCCTGTTGACTTTGCACCTCTAGCTTGTGCTGCCTCTGACCGTGCTCTTGCTTCTCTGCGTCTCTTTGCAAATAAACTTTCTTGCATCGGGCTAGTCTTTGTTCCAGCATCGTCACTTACAGTATTACTTCCAGGTTTAGGTTGTACTGGAGGTGTTTTTGGAAAACCTCCTGGTGGTGTCCATTCTGCTTCTCCCGGCGTAACATCTGCACCATCTGTGTAATTTACAGTTGAATCTGGCAACTTTGCAATGCGTGTTGTTGTTTCATTATTTACTAGAGCACTGCTATACGGCTCTTTCTTTTGAGTATTGGTTTTAGATCCGTTAATAGTCTCAGCAGTTTTAAAGTTTCCTGCTCTTGGATCTTGACCAGCAGTTGGTTGAAATTGCCTATTACTGCTACGAGCCCCAGGTGGAATAACATTCTTGCTAGGTCTTACTGATTCACCTGCTCCGCCAAATGCATCTAATCCTGGATCTTCAACAACGTTCTTCTCAACTTGTTTTTGTTTTGGACTATCAGTTGCAATATCAAAGTTTCTAATAGTACCCATTAGTCTTTGTGTGAACTTTCCTTCCTTGAAGTAATTTACCACTGACTGTGTGCAGTATACTTCAGCGAATTGTGCTAGATTCTTCTCGCCTGTGATTTTACTGTCACTGTTGTTTGCATTCACAGGAGTTTCACCAGTTGTCATATCATAGTCGGTTACCCTATTGAATCGCACTTCGTAAAGTACTTCACCAGATGCACTGTTTACACTACCGTCTGGTTCAAATGCAGTGAGATTTGGAGTACTATAAAATACCTCACTCTGTTGAATAAAGTCTGGATCACCTACAATTTCTATTGTTGATCGAGCTACATCCACTGGTGCATACAATCGACCTGCTAATTGGGCCGCTGGTCTGGTGCTATTGCCTTTACCACCTTGTGTACTTTCATCTGGACTTGATTGAAAAAATCTTTTCTCAGCATAACGTGCTCCACTACCAGTTGGTTGTTCTTCTGTTTTTCCATCATTACCTATCATAGTAAGGTAGTTTGAATTTGCTTGAATTTCAAAATTTATAACTTCTGTGTTTAATCCAGTAAACCAGTAGTTGTATATTTTATGAGCCCCTCTATACGTTGCTGGCGGAAAATAAGGCGATCGTGGTGTATTGATTTGATAACGAGATATACGATATGTAATTTGATAAGCATAATCGTTACGCTTTGAATCATATGTTGTTGGTACTGCTGTCTGAGTAACTCTATACCATTGCACTGTTTTCACTGGCTTATTAACAATCTCTTTGTTGGTAACCTCATCAAATGCTATTGTTTGTTGTGCAGTGATGTAGGTTGAATTTTTCATTATTTGGTCGATAAGTTGTACAATCTGTGTGCCAGCACTTATGCTATACTCTTTGGTTTCCTTGTCAAGGAAGTTTTTTTCCATGTTTCTCTGTTCATTAGGATTTCCAGATCTCTGCATTGGAGCTTTTGCTTTGTCAACCTTGCCTTGCTTACGCATCTTAGCATCAATCATACCAGGCACATCTTCAATTAAGATGATATATTCATCCGCAACTTTTTGGGCATCTATCTTGACTAGCTCTTTTTGATGCTTGTTGAGAGCATCAGCCAATCCTGACGTAACAACACGATCTACTAGTCCGTGTTTGCCTGCACGTTGTTGTGCAACTGTGGTTGTTTCTTCAGTGACAATATTTTGATTTGGTGGGCCACCTGCTGCTGAGGATGTGACTATCGGCACTAGGGGTACTAATTCACTATTGCCATTCAACAATTTTTTAACACTCGACGCACTAAGTTGAAAGTTAAACGGAATAGTGGCTCTGGCAGTTGAATACCCAACTTGCATCTGTGGTGTTGTACATTTTACATCATACATCACTGCTTGATTGTTAATCCTATAAGTGATATCTGAAAACTGAAAAGGAATAAACTTTTCTACTAGTGCATCTGAATCACTTGTGGTTTCTATTTCGCCTTGAGGTAGATCTCTTTTGGTCACTAAATTACCAAATTCATCATAACCATAAAAGCGTATAACCATAAGAAAAGTCTGTGAGTAAACATTTACATCAGGCATCCTTTCATGCTCTGTTATGGCATTTGCCAATCTTTCAAGAAAAGTTATTCCTTGTGGTTCCATAATTTTAAACGATAGTTTGGCAACATTATGTGGAGACATGGCTCCTTGTGTTCCCATTATACTTTCAAATTCAATATCTTCTATATAAAAGTCTAGATCAAAGAACTTGTTGCGTTGTTCCGGTTTTGCTCCACCAGACTGTAGTATAAGTTGTCTAGTTGGCAGTGTCTTTCTATCAGTGTATAGGAACTTGATATACTCATCTTGATTCATCATGTAGATGCTTGCAGAATATGTTTGACTTGCAAGACCTAGTAACGGATTTGGTTGTGCAACAATAGGCTTTTCAAATTCTGCAGCCACAGCAGTTCTACCTTCAACTCCATCTGCATTTATAGCATCTCCGGTATTGTTTCTATTAGCTGATAGAGCATCATCTCCGGGTGCTACCTGTACATTGTTGCTACTACCACTGTTGTTGTTATCACCACTTAGTGGTGTAACTGCACTGCCTGTTGACGAGCTTACTGCGGTTGTTTGTGTTTGTCCAATTTTTTTTACAGGAGCACCTCCTCCAACTGTACTGGATGATCCTGATCCTTTGAGATCGCCTAGTTGTTCATTGTTTCCACCTGAAAGTGCAGTTGTTCTTGCATTTGTTGATTTAACACTACTAGGAAGAAATAAAGAAAGCTCAGGTGCTTCTCCTTCAATTGTTTTAATAATTTCACTATCATCTATTGACGGTGTAGTGTATCTTGCAGTTTCTCTAGTATAAATTTTTTCGCTATTAACAATTGTACCACTACTGTCTTTGGTAATGTTCTCTCTCACTGCTGTTTTCTGTGTGTTTGAAAATGCCTGTGTTTGGATACCATTCATTGTAGAGGTCATTGTGGTTACTTCAACTTTGTTTTTTGTAATAAGTGTAGTAACTCTAGTCTGTCCTGGATCTCCATTTAATCCAGCATTTTGCTTTTGCAAGTTGTCAAGTTCAGAAAATTGGCTGGTTAGTTCGTTGTTTACTGTATTCCAATCACTGTCAATTTGATTCCACGAAGCACCTCCCGATACTAAGTTTTCAAGGTTCTGCACCTTTGTCTTGGTTTGGTTTATTTTTAATTGTACCGACTGTCTTGCAACACCGAGTTGTGCAGAGGTTGTCATATTAGATACCTAATACTGTTTGTAACGTTGACTTCTGTGGTAGATAGATTGTGGTTCCAGTAACAAAATCAAACAGAGGATCTGGCAATTGATTTGGGTTACGCATGGCAAATACCCACCAAAGGTTTGAATCTTCATATAGGTCAAAAGCCAAGAGATCAGGACGTAGGTTATATGTTTCATTGATGGTCATCGACAAGTCGTCTACCAACTTTGGAATAGGGCGTTCGATCATTAATCCAAGGTACTGATTGTTGATAACTGGCGTATCAAAATACGGACTGGTGTTTGAATAATTAGTAGCCATTACCACATTCCCTTCTTGATTAAGTTACCGTTTGCGTATTCACGTAGGCTAAATTGTTGACTTACCTGTTGCCTGCTTACAATTGGGTTCAACATAAGAGATATAGACATTTTGGTTGGAACATAGGTTGCTCCTTTTGTACCAAGTTTATCTATGCCTAATTTGGTTGGTTCAGAACCCGATTTAAGCGGTTCTTTTTTCCCGTTTATAGCATTAGTAGTCGCAGTTTGTAACCTTGATAAACTGGAAAAGTTTCCGTTTGTTACACTGGTTGCCAATGGCTTTTTATATTGCAACTGTCCATCACGTTGTATCTGTTTGCTTCTCGCTCGTATATAGTTAACATCAGGAGGAAGGTTGTAATTAAATTCACTTATCACACATGGTGATTCGTTAAACTGGTATTCACCTAATCCTGTAAGGTATAACAAGGGAGGTGGTGAACCTCTTTGTGCATCTTGTCCGTAGAACATTTTGCTTGCACTTTTTAAGAAGTGTATAACTGCAAGTAGGTATTCTGCTTCAACTGTATCCTGAGCAGTAAAATCAGCATTCAATGATATCTGACCTACATTTGAGCCTTTGTAGAAATAGTGCTGATAATTTGAATGAGTTGGTGAATATGCTTGGTATTCTGCTCTGTACTGTATATCAATAGTTGGAGTATAGGGAAATATTATTCCGTCAGTTTCTGTAAGTGGTGCAAGTATACCCGGGTCAGGTGCTTGATACAAGTAGGTTGCCTGCGGAGCTAATCGGAGCTTAACACGCCAGTCGCCATCTGCATTCTTAACACCAGATGCTTCACGCATTTCACTAACAGTTTGTTGTTGTTGTGCTTTTGCTTTTAATGCTTGTGCATCAAGGGCACTTTGTTGTGCTTGAGTGATTGCTGCCTGTTCAACTCCATCAATACCTGTGCCTTCGGCACCGTCGCCTATATCAGCAACTGGATCATCTCCGACTAGACTTTCACCATCATTGTCTACACGATCTTCAGGTGCTAGTATTGGGTCACCAAACTCATCAAATTGTGCTGCCTCTGGATCACCAAAGTCATCAACACCAAAAGGATTTACCTCTTCTGGTGATTGTATCGGGTCACCGAACTCATCAAACTGTGCAGCTTCAGGGTCGCCAAAATCATCAACACCAAAAGGATTTACTTCTTCTGGTGCATTTATAGGATCCCCGAAGTCATCAAATTGTGCAACTTCTGGATCTCCAAAATCGTCTACGCCAAAAGGATTTACTTCATCGGGTGAGTCGGTTGTTGCAAAGTCACTAAAGTCCTCTTCGCCAAAGTTATCGTCGCTATAATCAGCAAAGTCGTCCACTTGTGCTGGATTACGTGTTGGATCACCAAAGTCATCGACTTGTGCACCAAAGTCGTTATCGCTATAGTCAGCAAAATCATCAACTTGTGCAGGAGTGTTTATCTCTCCAAAATCATCTACTTGTGCACCAAAGTCATTGTTGGTATAGCCAGCAAAGTCGTCTACCTGTGCAGGTGCTGGTCCAGGACCAAATGCATCAAGTCCAGGATCTTCTGTGCCAAAGTCGTTATTGCTATAGTCAGCAAAGTCATCCACTTGAGCAGGTGCTTGAAACTCAGCAAAGTCGTCCACCTGTGCTGGTGATTGATACTCAGCAAAATCATCTACCTGTGCTGGCGCCGGACCTGGGCCAAATGCGTCAAGTCCAGGGTCTTCTGTTCCAAAGTCATTGTTGCTATAACCGCCAAAATCGTCTACTTGTGCAGGAGTATTAATTTCTGCAAAATCATCTACTTGTGCAGGTGCTTGATATTCTGCGAAGTCATCTACCTGTGCGGGTGCTTGAAATTCAGCAAAATCATCTACTTGTGCAGGTGCTTGATATTCAGCAAAATCATCAACCGGAGTAACGTTTCTACTTGGGCCACCAAAGTCATCTACTTCTGTAATACCAGTTCCACCAAAATCATCTACTTGTGATATTTCCTGTGCTGGTCTTGCTGGTGGAGGTTCAGGAGCAGTAATATCTGGTCTTGGTGTAGGCGTTGGTACATCTGCTCTGTTTGCTCTAGCAATATCATCAGCAGTTCTAAAATCTTGGTCATAGTCGTCGCCGGGTAATTCATTGTCAGTTTCATAATCTTGAGGTGGACTCTGTGGTGGTTGAAATGGCTGTGCCTGTTCTACACCAGGACGTCTTGTACTAGGTGGAATTGGTGTAACTTCTCTAAAACTTTCACCATAGGCATCAGTAAAATCTACATCATCATCTTGTGGTTGAACAACCGGTGTTGGTATCGGAGTTGCCTGACGATAATTCTCACCATATGCGTCTGTAAAATCAACGTCTGAATCTTGTACTTGTACTGGTCTTGCTGGTGGCGGTGCTGGAAAAGGATCTGGTGCTGGTGCTGGATCACGACCGCCGTTTCCAAATGCTTGACCTGTTATAGTTCCTCCGCCTTGAAATGACGTACCCGAACCTGTTGTGTTTGTTGCAGTCTGCGAACTAGTGGGACTTGAAACAACCGGAGTTGGTGGTGTTGTATATGCCCTACCAGTAAATGGATTAATACTTGGTGTTGAGCTAACGCTGGATACAGTTGCAGGTGGAAGATCGTTGCCAGCAAATGCTGATCCAGATCCAACTGTATTCCTTGGTGTGACTGTTTTATTTTGAGTGGTTGTTGCTCTTGCACTTGTTACTTGACCAAAAGCTGTGTTTGTAGCCGGAGTTCCAACTTTGTTTATTGCATAATTAGGTAAATCAGCACGTGGTATTCCGGTCAGTTGTGCAATTCTTTCAAGCGGAATGCCAGGAAAGGCCTGCTGATATCCTCTTGCCAGTTTTGCGTCTGCTTCGTTATATGCCATAACTTCTCCTACAGTCTTATTTATGGTAACTAAAAACGGCTAAGATAATGATTGACAACCCCTGTGTTTCGTGTATAATAAGTACTAGTATAAGGAGAATTATAGAATGGCAGTGTTTAAAGCACCAAGAAAAGTTAACTATCTTAACAACAGAGATATTCTAAAAGAAATTCACAAGAGCAAAAGCACTTACTGTTCATTCCTTGAAAAAGAGTATGCACAATATGATATAATTGTTCCTAGTGTTGACAAGATTAATCAGCGTAGTGTTGCAGAAGCGAGACGTAACAAAGCTGATAGAATCAAAAGACTAACTGGTGAAGTTGTTGATCCTGTAAAACTAAGCAACCAAGAACTGGTATTTCGTGTTACTTGTTGGGAACATATTCCAATGGTTCCAAAGAAACTAACCAAAGCACAAAAAAAGAAAAAGAGCAAACTTGAAGAACTATTAGAAATGGACGATGTTAACATCGAAGATGATGGCTTGCAAGATCTAATTACTGAAACTAAACAAGATCTAAACTATGTTAAACTGAACTTTCCTCCTTTCTGGCACTACATGATTGATGACAACAAAGTTCCATACATAGTTGGCAAAAGTCACTGGATTGGTGGAATGGAAAACGGATACTTTTCAAAAGACCACGGAAAGATGACAGACAAACTAGCACACATGTTTATCAAACTTTGTGAACGTTATGCAACACGTAGTAATTGGCGTGGATACACCTACAATGAAGAAATGCGTGGTACTGCATTGCTACAACTCAGTCAA